CGTCATATTCAAATTTAGGTGGAGACATTGCATATGATAATTCTGAATGTCAAAATAATGGTAAATATGTGGGACGTCCAAAATCTTCAGTTTTACCTTTAGTAAAAGGAAATTCGGCTGGCTCAACTATAAGCGATTCAAATTATATAGAATATACTATAGATAAAGATTATTCTGGACAAACAAACATAAGCAAGTTTGCTACATCGGATTCTTACGATAGCGACTTTACAATTGAATTATGGTTTAAACCTAATATTTCTGGTAACTTCAACACACCGCTTTTTGCTGATAAAACTACAGACCATGAGGTTGGATTGTTTTATTATAAAGGCAATATAGTATTTCAAGTAGATCAAGAAAAAATAGAATACACAATTCCATATAAAGACAAGGCGTTTTTTGTAACCGCAAATTACACTCCCACTGAATTATTTTTGTATATAGATGGGAAATTTAAAGTTAATAAAAAAATATCTGGAAACCCTTTTACTAGAACTTCAGTTAATTTTAAAACTGGACCATGCGGTATTGGTCAAAATTTTATTATAAATAGTGTTGCTGTATTCAGGTACTCATTGTCTCAAAACCAAATTAAAAATCATTACAATTCCGCAAAAGGGTTGATGCCATCTCAAATTATAGAAGTTGGCGGCGGAGAATGGTTCAATTTGTTTGACGACAATACCTATCCAGTCTATCAATATGCTTGGCCATCAAACAGGTCATGGCAATTTTTTCTAAATCAAGATTTATATTATGATGAAAATGAAGATTATGTAAGTATATTAAAAACAGAAACTCAGTCTCCAGTAACAATAGTTTTAGAAGATAATATTGTTTTGCCTTCAAACACAATGAATTGTTCAAAAATAGAGTGGGACGGAGATAATGGTATTACTGTTGAAACAAGCGACGACGGAATAAATTATCAGCATTGTATAAATGGAGAAGAAATTCCACAATATAGCATAAATGATTTTAGCTCAGAAAGAAAATTATTTATAAGAGTAACAATGACCACTATTGATGCAAGCAGGTTTAATCCTAGGCTAGACTATTTAATTGTTAAATTTTATAATAATGTAAGAAGGTTGGCAGTAAATGGACCATCTTATATAGAATCAGAAACCCCATTTACAATGGGTAGAGTAAGCTCAGAGATCCTCTGGAGAGACTCTAGGAATGGTTTAAAGGTCCCTACAGGGTCTAATTTTGACATAACCACTACGGACAACGTAAAAACAATAGAGCTCTTCTATACGCCACACACGCTCTCTGGAGCAGGCTCACTGATATTTGCAAGTTCCACATTGTTGTCTTGGGATGCAGACGGTAATTTGGCAAAGGCTAATATACAAGAGATATATGTAAATAATTACAATAGGTCTTCTGTTACAAATGTGGAGGATCTATTTACAGAAAACGATATAAATTATGTCGCTATTACATTTATAGATCCTGTTACTGGTCAAATAAAAATTAATGGATCATCTTTAGGCGGCGGTACCTCTGCAATTTATCAAAATATAGCTATTTATGAGTATCCATTTGATAGTTCAAAAGCATTATCAAACTTCAATCTTTACAGGTATGGAGATGTTTATACAGTATTTGACCTATCAAATGCGTCAGTGTCTATGACAGAATCATCTGTCAATTTATATGATCTGGAATGGCAACTGGTTACAAAGCAATAATTTTGTCATTTTGATTGACAAAAAGCTGGACTTAGGGTCACAAAAGTGATAAAATGTTAACCTATGGAAATTAAAAAGACTAACGCTAAATTTAAAGAAAACGAAACCAGGCTTGGGGTCTATGTTTGGGAGATGCCAGATGGACGATGGATAGGCGATGATGATGGAAATTTTCTTTCAATAGCTTCAATGCGTGGTAATAGAGACAGAATAAATTTACTGGCAAGAGCAGTTAGAGGTTATGGAATTCAAGAGGGGTCCCCAAAATTTCTTGAAGGAAGTAGACAAATTGATGACGAAGAGTTTGAGTACCAAAAGCAAAGACTTAGATGGGGATTAACTCCTGATCCATTAGATATTGGAGTTTATAAAGACGAAACAGCTAAATTAAAGAAGGGTCAAAAATGATTGAATACGAAGAAGATGCAGTTTCAAGCAACATTGAAATATCTAATGTTGCTGATTGGATGAGATTTAATTCTGCAACAACTCAAAAAAATGATGATCCTTTCTCTGTAGAAGGAGAAGAGCTTTTAAAAATTTCTGGATTAGGGCCAGCATTAAGACGAAAAGCGTCTAGAGACATACAAAAGAGATTTACTGGAACTGATGGAACTGCAACTCAACAATTACTAATACAGCAGGCGGTTAGTGGATATGCGCTATTTGATTTAGTGATGCCTGAATATAACTTAGATTACCTTTCATCAATATATGAAATATCTCCATATAATTATGCAGCAATTAATGCCAAGGTTTCTAACATAGTTGGCCTTGGGTTTGATTTTATCGAAAGCAAAAAAACAACAGATTTATTAGATTCAATTGAAGATGAAAAGCAATTAGAAAGAGCACGTAGAAAGTTAAATAGAATTAAACAAGATCTACATCAGTGGCTAGAAGATTGCAATGAAGAAGAAACATTTAAAGAAACACTTATTAAATTTTATACCGATGTAGAGGCTACTGGCAATGGTTATTTAGAGGTTGGCAGAACTACTGCTGGCAAGATAGGGTATATTGGGCATATACCAGCTAAGACAATGCGTGTAAGGCGCCTTAGAGACGGCTTTGTACAATTGCTATATGGTAAGGCTGTATTTTTCCGTAACTTCGGAGACACAGAAACTCCTAATCCAGTGGCAGGAGCAACAGATCGCCCTAATGAAATTATTCATCTAAAAAAATATACGCCTAAAAATAACTATTATGGAATTCCAGATATTATTGCTGCACAAAATGCAATGGCTGGCAATGAGTTTGCTGGTAAATATAACTTAGATTATTTTGAGAATAAAGCTGTCCCTAGATACATTATTACAGTTAAGGGAGCAAAATTGTCTCCTGAATCTGAACGTAAACTGTTGGAATTTTTCCAGGTAGGTCTAAAGGGAAAAAATCACAGGTCTCTCTATATCCCTCTTCCTCCAGATTCTCCAGATTCCAAAACTGAGTTTAAGATGGAGCCTATTGAGGCTGGAACACAAGAATCGTCATTTAACGTTTATCGTCAGTCAAATAGAGATGAAATACTTATGGCACACAGAGTTCCAATTAATAAGGTTGGGACGGCTACTGGAATATCTTTAGCAAATGCTAGAGATGCTGATAAAACATTTAAAGAGCAGGTATGTGCTCCAGCACAAGATATTTTAGAAAAGAAATTAAATAGAGTTATTCAAGAAATGACAGATGCCCTAATTCTTAAATTTAATGAATTAAGTTTGACAGATGAGGATACTCAGTCTAAAATTGATGAAAGATATTTAAGAATGCAAGTAATTACCCCAAATGAAATTCGAATTAGAAAGGGAATGGTCCCACTAGATGGGGGAGACGAGGTAGTTGATTTGCAGGCAAAGGCTGCTGAAATTAAGGCACAGGCCATGCAAAGCAGGGCAAGGGATGGAGAACGTGCCGCTAATTCCCCAGATAATTCTGGAGAAGGCAGAAATGCAAAAGGCGACGGCAGACAAGTTGAGTAGTCCTACTCAACCAGTTATTTGCCTTTAGATATATAGAAGTCTATAATATACACATATGACCATTGAAAAATCACATTGGTCTTCTAACGGAAATGTTATTAATTTATCAGTTCCGTTTACGAAGGTCAACAGAGAAAAAAGAACAGTCTCAGGTTTCGCAACACTAGACAACCTAGATCAGACTGGCGATGTGGTCACGCAAGAAGCAAGCATGAAGGCATTTGAAAGCTTCCGTGGAAATCTAAGAGAAATGCATCAGCCGATGGCGGTTGGCAAGGTCGCATCTTTTAGACCAGAAACTTATTATGATCCAAAAACAAAAGAATTTTATAACGGAGTGTATGTTGATGCATACATTTCAAAAGGCGCACAAGATACCTGGGAAAAGGTTCTTGATGGAACACTTACAGGATTTTCAATCGGCGGTAAAATAATAGACTCAGATACAGAAGTAAATAAGTCTACTGGGCAAAGTGTTCGCTTCATCAAAGATTACTCACTTGTTGAATTATCAATAGTTGATTCTCCAGCAAATGAACTCTGTAACATTTTATCTATTGAAAAAGTCAATGGTCAAATGATTTTCAAAGGTATTGCTGCAGATGTTAAAATGGAAAATATTTTCTATTGTGCAGAAAGTGATTCTGTATTTATGTCAACAGAGTCTGAGTATATTTCACCAGTCACTGGTAAGAAAACAGAACTTATTGGCTGGGTGGAATCAAATGACTATAACAAGTCAAAAGAAATAGATAAGATTCTTGATTCGTATAAATCAAGATTGCAAACGTTGCCTGATACACAAATTGCAAAACAGGCAAACGCAGAAGGAGGTAATGAAGTGGAAAACGTAGAAACAACAAATACTGAAGAGACTGTTGAAAAGTTACGTGCACCAGAAGCAACAGAAGTTGCTGATCAGGTTGTAGTAGCAGAAGAAACACCAGTTGAAAAAGTAGAAGAGTCTGCAGAAACCAACACTTCTGCCGAAGTTCTGGAACAAGCAGCCGATGTATCAGACGCACAGGTTAATGAGCCTGATTTTGCTAAGATGCTTGGCGACCTTAAGGGTTTCTTCTCCGAGACTTTGGAAAAGGCCTCTGAGGCAAACGCAGCTCAAGTTACAACTATTAAAGAAACAGTTGAAACTTTTAGCAAGAGCGTAGATGCTCGAATTTCAGAATTAGCAGAAAAACATACAGCTCTCTCAGATGCAGTAAATGCAATTAAAAACACTATTGATGGTGTTGAGAAGAGAGTAGACGCAGTCGAATCAGAGACTGCAATTAAGAAGTCCTCAGACCTTGGCGGGTCTCAGGAAGTAACAATCA